ATTAGGAGAAGGTAGTTTTCAAGTTTTATACCAAGACAACAGAGTAGTAAAAGCAGAACACTTTCCAAGACAAACATTAAGAGCAGAAAAATGTAATGATGACGGAGAAATTGAAGCTTATTACTATTTTCATGACTGGACCAAGATAAAAGCAAATAGTAAACCTAAAAGAATAGCAGCATTTGGATTTGGTAATGGTAAAGAACCAGAAATTAAAGTTGTAAAGAGATATGTAAGTGGATATGATTATTATTGTCCAGTAGATTATCAAGGAGCTTTAGCATATGCAGAGTTAGAATCAGAAATATCAGACTATTTAATTAATGATGTACAAAACGGTTTTTCAGGAACTAAAGTTGTGAATTTTAACAATGGGGTGCCTGATAGAGAAAAGCAAATGCAAGTTAAGTCAGATGTAATGAATAAACTTACAGGAGCAAGAGGAGAAAAAGTAATTATAGCATTTAACAACAATGCAGAAAGCAAAACAACAATAGATGACGTACCTTTAAATGATGCACCAGCACATTATCAGTATTTATCTACAGAATGTGCAAATAAGCTAATTATAGGTCACAGAGTAACATCACCATTGCTTTTAGGTATAAGAACAGAAAATAATGGACTAGGATCAAACTCTGATGAAATTAAGACAGCTTCTTTGTTATTTGACAACGTTACAATAAAGCCTTATCAAGAGCTTTTAATTAGCTGTATGGATTCTATACTCGCTGTGAACGAGATAAGCCTTAATTTATACTTTAAAACGCTTCAGCCGCTTGCATTTATTGATACGGATAACGCAGTAACAGATGAATCAAGAGAAGAAGAGACAGGAGTAAAGTTAAGTTCAGACATTGACTATAAAACACCTCCTTCTATTGCTGATGAATTAATTGAAGCAGGACAAGATGAACAAGAAATGTTAGATGAAGGATGGGAGATAGTTGATGAGAGACCTGTAGATTATGAGCAAGAAACAACATTAGACAAAATGATTAATCTTGCAAGCACAGGTACTGCAAGACCAAATGCTAAATCAGAACAAGATGGAGAAAACGAAGAGGGTTTAAGGTTTAGAGTAAGGTATCAATATGCACCTTTAAAAGTAAGCGATAATTCTAGAGATTTTTGTCAAAAAATGGTATCAGCAAAAAAGATTTATAGAAAAGAAGATATAGATAAAATGTCATCTGAAGAAGTAAATGCTGGTTTTGGACCTAAAGGTTCAGTTAAAACTTATGATATATGGTTATATAAAGGTGGTGCAAATTGTCATCACTACTGGATGCGTAAAACTTACATGAGTAAAAAAGAAGGCGTAAATCCAGATCCTAAAAATCCTAGATCTGAAGTATCAGTGAATAAAGCAAGAAGAGAAGGCTTTAAACCAGAAAAAAACGAGAAAGAAGTGGCAACTAGACCAATAGATATGCCAAATAACGGATATAAAAACCCTAGATAAAAATGGCACAAGCATTATTAATTAGTAGAAAAGATATAGTAAAGTTCACAGCAATGAATGGCAATGTTGATACTGATAAGTTTATTCAGTTTATCAAGATCGCACAAGACATTCATATACAAAACTATTTAGGTACAGACTTACTAAACAAAATAGAAGCAGATATAATTTCTAGTAGCTTAACTGGAAGTTATTTAAGTTTAGTTAGTGATTATGTAAAACCAATGCTAATTCATTGGGCTATGGTAGAATACCTTCCTTTTGCTGCCTATACAGTAGCTAATAAAGGAGTCTACAAGCATACAAGCGAGAACGCTTCTAATGTAGATAAAAATGAAATAGATTTTCTAATTGAAAAAGAAAGAAATCTAGCTCAATACTACACGGACAGATTTATTAGCTATATGAGCTTTAATAATGACAGTTTTCCAGAATACAACAGTAACTCTAACGAGGATGTATATCCTGATAAAGATGCTAGTTTCGAGGGATGGGTATTATAAAGAAAAAATACAGACCAAAAGCTTATAATGTGCAAAGATTAAAAAAATACATTATAGACTTGACAAAGAATAACAAAAAATTAAAAAACTTATTGTAATAGTATGTTTGGAACAATATATGACGTATCGTGGTGGGGAAACGTAAATGAAGAAAACGGATGGGGTATAATATATCCTTTTGACGCTGACGGTTCGTATTTTAGAGCAGACACAACGCTAGTATTAGTAGACTCAACATTATATACAGCAGATAAAACATTATATTAATTATGGCAAAACAAACGATAAATATAGGGACAACAGCAAATGACGGAACAGGAGATCCAATAAGATCCGCATTTGATAAAACTAACGATAACTTTACAGAGTTATATAACGGTGCTGGTGTAGCGGATGATAGTATTACATACTCTAAACTAGCAGACGAATTCACAACAATAGATGCCTTAACAGCAGCAGCAACAGTAGATATAGATTTTGCAGACGCACAAGTTTATACACTCACAATAACTGAAGCAACAACATTAACATTTAGTAATGTGTCTACAGGAATGGTAAAAGACATCATTGTAACAGGAGACTTTGGTTTAACTCTACCAACAAGTTTAAAAGAAATTTCAGGTACATATGACGGAACTGTGTCAAACCTGATTCAAGTAGTATCAACAAACGGTGCAACAGAGCAATGGGGCACAATATCACAAGAAGCAGTATAATATGAAAGCAGTAAACAACAACGGAATTATCACAACGTACCCAGACGTACCAAAATCATTTAGATCTTCAACAGGTTATCACCTAAACGCAAGAGCTATGTCATCTGACGCATTAAGAAACGCAGGATTATTTGATGTAATTATTGATGAGAGTTATGATTCAAGAATACACACACTTGGAGAAATATATTTTGATTCAGCAGCATCAGCATTTAGAAAAGATGCAGAAGATATTACTTGGAGTGAAACATTAGCAGAATTAAAAGAAAAAAGAATAAACAACTTTAAAGCACAAATAGGAAACGAACTTGCAAAGACTGATTGGTATATAATTAGAGAAGCAGATAATGGAGCAGACGTTCCAGCAGATATTGTAGATGCAAGAGTAGCTTTAAGAGAATTATCAGACACAGTTGAATCGGAAATAGGTGCACTTACTACTAAAAAGAAAGTAATGCAATACGATTTCCCTAATATAGATTAAATATGGCTGTAAATAAGAGATTATTACAGGGAGCTGCGGCAGCAGGAGAGTTAGTACCATCAGAACACTTTGGAGTAGTATTATACGAGGGTGATGGTTCTTCACCACATTCTATTAACGGAGGTAAGTTTGGTGCAGGTGCTTATTTTAATGGGAGTAATGGTTATATAGATATTACAGGAGTTCCAAATTTTTCTTCTACAGGATTATCAATATCTGCTTGGGTATATTCTGATTCTTTTGCATCAGTAAGTACAATAGTAAATTTATATGGTAATAATTCAATAGTTTGGTATATTGATGGTTCAGGAAATATGGTTCGCTCTGGTCAAGGAACAACAATTACTTCAACAAGTACAGTAGCAACTGGAAGTTGGCAACATTGTGTAATGACTGTTGATAATACAGGGTTTTTAACTTATTATATTAATGGTTCAGCAGCTGGTTCAGGTGATTCAACAACAAGTATATTTAACGATAATAATAGTAGTGATTTAATTGGTGCTTATATGGGAAGTCCAAGTGGATTTTTTTCTGGTAAAATAGACCAACTTCGTATATTCCAAAAAGAATTATCTTCATCAGAAGTTTCAACACTATATGCAGAAACTGCAGCAACAGTAGAATCATTAGACCCATTATCAGAAGATACAACAGATACACTACAAGTGCTTGGAGATAGTTCTTGTATTGCTACTTATCAGTTTGAAAATGATGAAACAGATTTAAGTGGGAATTATGATGCAACAGGAGCTGCGATTCAATATGCAGCAGGAAGATATGGACAAGCAGCAAGTTATGATGGTAGTAATTCTAAAGTTTCAATATCTGCATTAGGGTTTTTAACAGGTGATGTAGATTTCTCTGTAAGTATGTGGGTAAAGTTTGATAATGTATCAGGTGATAAATGTTTATTTGCACAAGGAGCTAATGCAGGAACTTTTCAAGCAACAGGGTATATTGTTAGAGGTAACAATCAAGTTTATCATAATAATTATGGTGCTGCTGATTTCTTTTCAGGTTCATTTACTTTTAGTGCTGACGTTTGGACTCATATAGCTTTTAGTTATAATTCTACAAGTAATGTACATACAATGTATATTAATGGTAGTTCTGCAGGTACATTAACAAAAGAAATAGCATTACAATCAAATAACACAGGGGGCTGTATAGGTGCTGATCAATTAGGTGGAACTAAATTTAAAGGTGAAATTGACCAAACAAGAATATTCAACAAAACATTATCAGCAAGTGAAGTAACTACATTGTATAATGAAAACTCACTTATAGCAAGTTATAGATTTGAAGGAAATGCAAATGATGATACAAGAAATTATGATGGTACTGCAAGTAATGTTACTTATGAATATGGGCTGAATTTTACTCCTGATTTTATTTGGATAAAGGAAAGAACAAGCACAAGTAATAATGTTACTTTTGATTCTACAAGAGGAATACAAGAGCAACTTTACATAACTACTGCTGCTCAATCCACTAACACCTCTACTGTTTTAAGTTTTGATTCTGGTGGATTTTCTCTTGGTATTGGTACGGCTGTTAATGAAACTGGACAAGATTATGTTGGGTGGTGCCTCAAGGCAAACGGAGGAACTACAAGCAGCAATACTGATGGAACAATTACAAGTACAGTACAAGCAAATCAAGATTCAGGATTTTCAATAGTTAAATATACTGGAACTGGAAGTGCAGCAACAGTAGGACACGGTTTGTCTTCATCTCCTGAAATGGTTATAGTTAAAAATTTATCATCAGGTTCAACAAACTGGTGGACTTGGCATAAAGATTTAGGTGGTGGAGATAAATATGTTGCTCTTGATTCATCAAGTGGTGTGCAAACTGCATCAACTATTTGGAATAGTACTTCACCAACATCAAGTGTCTTTTCAGTAGGAACTGATAGTGGTGCAAACGGAAGCGGTACAGATGTAATTGCATACTGTTTTCATTCAGTAGATTCTTTTTCAAAGATTGGCTCGTATGTCGGTAATGGTTCAGAGAATGGACCTATTGTAGAAACAGGATTTGAACCTGCGTTTTTGATGACAAAGCAAACAGATGATACATCTAACTGGGTAATAGTAGATAATAAAAGAAGCACGACAAACCCAAGAGATAAAGGTTTAAGACCAAATACAAGTGATAGTGAATCAACTGTCTCAAATAATTTAGTTGTAGATTTTCTTTCTAATGGATTTCAATTAAAACAAACAAGTGGTTCTAATGCTAATAATGGTAATTTTATCTATATAGCATTTGCTGCAGATCCTGACACAGAAGCACCAACAGTAGCAAAAAGCTTTAATACAATTACTTATGATGGTACAGGTGTTGATGGTTTAGCAATTACAGGAGTGGGTTTTAAACCAAGTATGGTTTGGATAAAAAATAGAGATTCAGTTAGAGACCATAATTTAGCTGATATAGTTCAAGGGGTAAGTAAAGAGATAACACCTAATACAACCGAAGCTCAAGAAAATAGAAGTGTAACATCATTTGATTCAGATGGTTTTACTTTAGATAATGCTTCAGGTAATTATAATGATAGTTCAAGTAACTACGTTTCTTGGATTTGGGCTACTGATGATAACGAACCGACAATTAACACAGAAGGAAGTATAGATTCTATTGTTAGTGCAAATGCTAATGCAGGATTTAGTATTGTTAAATGGACTGCAAATGGTTCTGATGTAAATATCGGGCACGGACTTTCTGCTGCTCCTGAATTAATTATAATGAAAAATATTTCATCAGGTACTTCATCAGATAATTGGGTAGTAGGTAATTCAGAAAGTGGGTGGACAAAAGCTATGCACCTTGATTTAACAAATGCTGATAATGCTTCTGATTTTTATTGGAATGATACAGCTCCAACATCAACAGTATTTACAGCAGGTGCAGGTGCAGGTGTTTATCAAAGAAGCGGTGATGATTTTATCGCTTACTGTTTCCATTCAGTAAGTGGATATAGCAAGATTTCACGCTATCAA